ATTCGTACTTGTTGTTTGTTTTCCATGCCGTCCATTATACACTGTTGGTCAATAGATGCAACAGCAACAGCTCCTTTAGAATCAAGGAGTTACACGTGTTTTTAAAAAACCTGTAGAATCAAGGAGTTACAAGTCCTGTAGAATCAAGGAGTTAGTAGTCCATAGGGAAACTGGCATGGTTTCGATGGTTTCTAGGCCTGGTGTGAAGCATGGAACCTCATAAGACATGAGATGGTGGAATGCTTCATGCTTGATTTCATATGGTGGATTCTGACGACCTGACTGAGCAAGGATGACGGTTGAGGTCTGACCTAGGTCGGCTAGGTAGTTTAAGATGTCGTCACTTGTCTGCTGACCATAGATAAGATCCGATGCAAAGATAACAGACTGTTCTGCAATCTTGGCTTTGAACAAATCTTTAATGTATGCTGTTACAATTTCATTATTACGATTACTATTAACGGCAATAGTAAAATCACTATACACACAACAATCTATACCAATTGAAATCTTGGCTCCTGCTCTCTTAGCAGCAATGGCGGCAGTCCCCTGACCTGTTCCAATATCGTAAACAACCTTATCCTTAACAATACTTGGATTGTCGAGAATCCATCTGCCAAGGGCAACACCACATTCCCAAAGGTAGGGCCATTGCCATGAGTGATGTGCATCCTGGAGTTGTTTCTTAACGCCATCGTCCTTTTGTTTAAGGCAAAAGAATTCTAGCTCTAGAAGAAGTGGATGCTTCCTCCAAGCAAAGTTATCTAGTAGGTCTTCAATGTTTGGGGTTATAGAAGTGAATTTAGCAGGAATGTCCATTCATCTTTCCTCAAGTTCCAATCATAATTTCTATCAAAGTATTCTTTCTGAGCCTTTAGATAGTTATCAACAGAATTCTTCTTAACTACATCAATTGCATGATATAAGATTTTAAAGAACATGTTGGCATGGCTATTAACATCTTCCGTATAGTTATACATTAAGGCATAATTAGCACAGGTCTCAGGTAATGCAGCAAGAGAAGATGTTACAGTTAAGCATTGAGCAGACATTGCCTCTAGAGCACATAGGCAGCTTGTCTCTTGCCATATAGATGGGTAGGCAAAGATGTGTGCTTTACCAATAGCTGTTCTGAGTTCATCCTGGGTGACAGAACCATGATAGGTCATACTTGGATGTTCCTCAATCTCTTTAAAGAGTTCCTTGTATGGAGCATCTCTTTCTGCCCAACCATATAGCTTAAAGCTCGAGAATACATCGAGATGAATATCAGGATGATACTTCAACATCTCCTTAAACACTGGTACTAGAATCTCTAGGCCACGGTGAGGTGTTGGGTGGTAGATTAGTCTAATCTTGTTGTGTCTGATATCAGATTCATCTAGCGGCGACTTATCAATCATATCCATTGGAATAGGATTGATTGCATTCTTAATTACTACACCTTCTGAGTATGGGACACCAAGGACAGTATTATACATCTGCTGCTGCCAATGAGACACAAAAACAATCTTTTTAAATTGCTTTCTATACTCAGGGTCCTTTAGCTTAGCTGATTCAGGGTCCCAAGGTAGATCATGCAACCAAAGGATTGGAATCTTATCTGGATTGATTTCTCTAACTCTAGAAGGAATGATTTGAAACTTACTTAGTAGTTCCTTATCAACATACTGCTCAAGCCCTTCAGCCATAAGCTCTGTACCACCTTTAGAATTCTTATTTGTTTCATTTCTTTCAATCACTAGTTTCATTTTCTTCTCTCACTTTGAATTCTGATGTTTCAACATTTAGTAAGGTTGCCCTCTTTCTAAACTTATTCATTATTAATTGAATTTTATCCTGAAGCTCAGGTGTATTGGCAAGAGGCTCCATTTCGTGGAAAATAATCTTCCCCTCATCTCGTAACCTTTGAATGTAGCGTTTATCAGGATGACCTTCTACGAGCATTCCAGCATGAGGATTAGAGTTGCTACCCTTAAATGATGGAACAGGTAAATGAAAACTACTTACCTCATTTATTTCACCATTCATCTCATACTGCACTTTACCCTCAAAGAAATCAAATCCAATTACATGGAGCTCTTTATAGTGGCGAATGATATTTGTAAAATATGCTAATGTCAACGCACCCTGAGATGCTCGTTGATTAATGTCCACTGTACCATAAGCAGTTTTAATTAATGCTCTTGTCTTCTTTATATCACCCATTATGAAGTAATCTTTATATATCTCAAAATCTTCTTCATAGAAATGTTTGGATACTGTTGTCGTATTTTTCTTAGAGTCATATACAGATATCTGAGATATATTTAAAACCTGGTATGGTGTTCCTTTAAAATCTGGATAGTGATTAGCTCTCAATATAGAGAGGACCCACACATCTGTTTTGCTACCTAAGTGTTCTTTAAACTCAGGCCACGGATACCCCTTACCCAACCTAACAACAACATCAAAACTATCAATAAACTCTCCATACGGTTTATTGAATAGAGAAATGGAATTACCAACAATAAGCACTCTCTTACCTTGGCAATAGCCAATTAATCTATTTTCAAACTTATCGTTTAGTCTTTTATTCCACATTAGAATCTACCATACTTTTCTTCTACCTTGTGTCTATAAAAATTAAATCTATCGGCAAATTCAACATTCTCATATCCAGGATGCCAAGGACCACCGTCTGTAAAGTGAATTGCTTTTGGATTAACTTCATCGTTGTAGTAACCTACAAGATAGTTATATGTATGGGGGATAGAACCAATGTATTGATCATCGCACCAACTAAACTCGTGTAGATAACCAGCTGGTGATTCTGAAACGACTTGGGGCGTCAGCCTTTTTGTGAAGGCATGATCACAATTGAATACCATTAATGAAGACCAATTCTTTCTTGGATACCAACTTTGTTTTTGGCCATCCATCTTTAATGGTTTAATTTGATCCTTTTGAATATTGTGTTTAACTACACTAACAGCTTTGGTTGGATCAATAACATCTAGAAGTTCAAGAGGGTCACAATTCCAAATAAAGTCGCTATCACAAAAGATGGCGTACCCATAGAACCCCTTGAGGTAGGGAGTTAGGAATCTTGTGAATGCAAACTCTGTACTACCAACAGCTTGCTCTCTCCAGAAGTAACCTCTACTTACAACAGAGGTTAAATGTATTGTTTCGACTTGTATTTTTGAATAGTCTTCAATGGAGAGTCTGCATGTATCAGCTATACTAGTCTGCTTACTATCATGCCCGACAAAGAGCTTTACTTTTTCTTTCACTTAACCTCTCCAGTATTAACATCAGTGTAGTATCCACTTTGTACAGCATCATAATGCCAAATATTGAACTTAGAGGAATTGAAGAAACGCAGTGATGTGTTGCAAGTTACCTTTTTACCAGCAGCTAATAACTCTTGCTCTCTTTCGCTTGAAATACTTGTTGCTTGAATCCATTCGTTATCGTTATTCTGAATTAATAAGAATGATCTGCCACCACAATATTGTTTAATAGCATCTACCCACCAATTCAAATCTTTGATTGTTGCATGGAGGTTTTCGCCGTCCTTAAACATTTTCTTGGCTGGGTTAGAAGAAATGGAGAAGATAATTGCACCATCTTCTTTAGTATAGTTACCAATCTCTGTTAGAACCTGAGGCACAAACTCTTCTGGCACATGCTCCATAACATCAGCACAGCATGTAATATCAAACACCATACCAGTTGGTGGTTTAGTTGCATATTGTGGTACGGCTGGGTCATAGGAATAATAGCATTGGATCATGCCATTGAATCTACCAAGTAGTGTCTTATTACCGTGGGCTGAAAGAGGCATGTATGTGTGGATAGCCTTTCCACACCCATAGTCAAGTAATGTTACTGCCCTACCTTTAGCATTAATTACTTGTTGAATGTAGGGTGGGAACTTCTTACCAAGCTGGGAACCATCAAACAAAGTTTTACCTTTGGATGGGTCTACTTCGTTGGTGTGAAGATTACCATCAAGCGCCAAGTACTTCTCAGCAGCAGTATGGATTCCCTGGTATCTTAAAATATACTCTTCTAATTTGTTCATCTCAATTCCTACTAAAGAAATAACTAATGCTATATTTAGTCCTTCTTTAGATAGGGGCTAAGAAAATGTCTAATTAACTTATTGTTAATCATTGAAGGAATATCCTGGTACGGCTGTTCAAGCAAATACTTACAACCACTAGACCAATTTGATTGCTTAATAAAGTTGGCATAATCCTCAACATGCTCACTATTAGCTGGATCAAAATGAATTCGTTCGCGTGGCTTCAACACACTTTCATTATACATTATATTACTCCCTAGGCAATCTTTCTTGCTAGTTCTAACACTTGATTCACTATTGGATTGTTTCTGTTTTGAACGTATCCTGTTCTTATAAACCATCTTGCATTCAGTGGCGTAGCGGCCTTCCTGTCCTCTGGTACGTTTAGCTTTTGAATTAACTTTTCGTATAATTCAACATTAGTGTCCTTGGTAACCCTGTTCATATACATGTTGCTCCAATTCTCTCATTTCTTCACTTAGACGCTGTACACAACCTCTGTTGTATGACCAGTAGAATCTTGAATCTTTATGATATGGATTCTCTCTATCACACAACTTGTATATGTCTGCTTGTCTATATGTTGGCTTTCTCCAACTTCTGTCGTGATAGCCATATGCGTATCCCTGACTGTCACCTAGTACTTGTGGGCCAACATTGTAGCCTATAATTGCTCCAAGTACTGTTGCCACCTTCTTCCCATCTCCGCCACCAATAGTGGAACCAAGGTAACCTCCTGCAATTGCTCCAAGAAGTTTCTCATCTTTATGTTCAGCATAAGCTGCTGGCACTAAGAGTACAAGTGTTAGTAATAGTAACTTCTTCATACACACCTCCAAGGTTATACAAATATTTATATCGAATGTGGAGTATCAGAGAATATAACTTGAACATTATCTGGTAATGCTCTCACAATAACATCGATTAGCCCAAGGCGGTTACCAGCATCACACTCAACATCATTCTTAAAATATCTATATGCATTAGCCTGGTCAAGGATATCAATCTTATTAACAACAAGATGGGTAATGTCATTTACCCTTGCAGCATATGCAACCTTATCTAAGTTAATCCAATTGCACTTTCTTGGGCGACCAGTAGTTGCGCCAAACTCTTGACCATGAATTTGAACTTTTCGAAGTTCTTCACAGTGCATTCCAAAGTCTTTGGTTCCAACATATGTTTCATATGCTTTGGCGACACCATAGATTTTTCTAATCTTTCTAGGCGATACGCCATTTAGAACAACAGAACCAATAGTACAGTGGGAAGAAGTAACATAAGGATAATCACCCCAATCAATATCCAAAGTAAAGCCTTGAGCACCTTCGGCAAGAACACGAGAGCCAGCAAGAAGGTTAAGACTATCAACAATGGCGAACTTATCAGTATTAATAAGCTGATCGCCAATCCTAATACCAGTGCGTCCATATTTGTTCCTATAGGCTGGGCCTATACCTTGCTTAGTTGTACCAATGGCTGTATCGTTATTATCTTCTACCAAATGCTCTTCAGTTACAACATGAGCCCTTGAGTCAACAAAAATAAGGCCATTTGTCTTGAATCCATTTGCATTGAGATATGCAATTTCTTCTTCAAGCTTCCTTACATTAACTACACATCCAATACCAATCAAAGATCGGATGCCGTAGAGAACTCCAGCTGGCACTTGATGCGTGACAATCTTCTCACCATTGTGGTAGATAGTATGTCCAGCATTTGAGCCACCATTATATCGGAGAACTAGGTCGTACTCTCCACTACTTAGTAAAGAATGAGTAACCTTACCTTTCCCAGTATCACCTGACTGGAGGTCTACTACGGCATCACAAAAATTAACCATGAGTTGGGTACTGCCAGACATGACCTGAATAGAAGTATTCGATCTTTGCAATCTCCCCCTGGATAGGAGGGGGGATATTAGCCCCATGCTTTTTGTTAAGCTCAATGATAGCCTTAGCAAAGGCTCTGAGAGCCTTAACCTCTTCCATTGTGCCTCGCGGCATTACTTCAAAATCACCTTCGGACATAAGTCACCTCATAACAAAACTACAATAGTAGTATCACATGATAACAATAGAAAGACAACTAGTGATAAAAGATATGGTTACCAATCTGCCTTACGACCTTTTTGGTATTTGACCAAGTAGGGTCAACATAGGTTGCATGGAAGAACTTTGCACTGCCAACAACATTGTACGACTTCTTGTTGATTAGAATGCTTTCGGCAATCTTTAAAGATTCTCTCCATGCAGGACCGGATCGAGCATGAAGGTGATTTTCACATACCCAAGAGAATTGACAAACGCCCCTGTACTTTTGGTAAACAACACCGCAGACGGTACGGGGATATTGATTGCTCTTTACTCTGTTCATTGTAACTTGGGCAACAGCAAGTTTACCATCACGAGGCTCGGAACCGGCCTCATAGTAGATGTTCTTAGCAAGACATTCGACCTCTCGCATGACCTTTTGCTTCTTATCATAAGATAGCTCAAGGAATTCCATACGGGTGTTCATGTCGTCTATTTGAGCAATAAGAAAAATGTTTTTCTGTTGCTCAGCTTCGAGTTTGTCCATTGATTTAAAATGTATTGTGAATGGTACATAAAGAAAAAAGAACAACATTGCAAATAGGCCGCCAAACCTAATAAACAAGTTATGGTTTCTATCAAAATAAGCTTCAATACGATTTAAAATTTCTACTGCTTTCATGTTGTTACCTCCATTTATGCAGTCGGAAGAAAAAGGCGGACGGTTTTTACACCGCCGCCTCTGACCTTTCTGTTACCAAGTGGTCAACTCTGGTACCTATACTGCAATTAAGCAGCTAGAGCCATTTCGTAGTAATCGTCGTTTGCGTTTACTTTTTTTGCGCTGATTAAGTCAGTCGCCTCACTGGTAGCCGTCGGTTTATTACTTGCCCTGTCGAAGCCATTTCTTCCCCGCAGAAGCACACTGAGTGTCCGGTACAATCCGGCTATTAACTCTTACGAGCCAGTGGGCTTTTGGTGGAGAAGGTGGGAGTCGAACCCACGTCCAAGACACCTTTAGTCGTCAGTTTACTACCATTATTTTTTTTGTAAGCCAATAAATGTAATTGCCCCAGATTGCAATACCTATTACCCAATAAAAATTAGGCAACCATTCCATACTCTTCTCTCAAGATCTTTTTGTATGGCTTCCCTTCTTCAATCAACTTACTAACAAGCATCAGCTTAGCAGCAAGATCGTTCTCACCACTCTTCTCTAGAGCGGCAACAATTGTACGAAGGTCTACGTTATCAATAGGAAGATCCATTTGTTCAACCTCTACATTACCAAATATTTATCATTATACACAATTCAAATGGTCAAGTCAACGGGTGAACAAATGCTCGCCAACACCTATATACCGGCCGCTTTTATGGGTTGAACGATTAGCAAAGTCAGCATCCCATGTGAACCCTCTATCTTTGTTTCAAGATATTGTTTTAACTTTTCAGCCATTTAAAACTTTTGCAACAGAATTTATAACAGCTGCAATTCTACCAACATCACGAAGCTGCTCTACTGTCATACCTTCTTTCTTTAAAGTATCGTAGTGGGCCTTAACGCAGAAGTGACACTTACCAACAATTGAAGCAGCTAATGAATATGCTTCAAAGTTTAGTTTAGATGTACCACCATGTGATGCAATGGCATTCATACGCAGGCGTGCTGGAAGACCTTTAAGTGCAGGGTCCTCTGCCATTTCAATATATGGATACCAAACATTATTCTGTGCCATAATGGCAGCAGCAATTAATGCAGCTTCGCACTCTATATCATTAGTAAAGTCACTCTCAATAGTAGCAACTAGCTTTCCATTACCAGTTGCCATTGCAGCAGCCAGGGCACAGCCTTGTGCTAAAACCGGATCTAATGAGCTGCGAAGAAGAACAGCATCAAGATTTAACCTAGTGTCCTTAGCATATTCTGGCAATACTTCTTCAATTAAATCTACCCAACTCATTTAGTTATCTCCCCTATCTTTTTATAACCTTTACCCGTAGGATGTATTCCATCCTTTAGTGGGAGTGGAATCCTGATAATCCAATCACCATACATCTCTGCAATACTCTCTACATGCTCCTGGATTCTTACAACAGGGATTTCGCTGGTCTTTGAATTGCCAGCAGGAAGAATCCAATACACCCTTTCTGCTTGCACTCTTTCGCGCAACTTGAATAGTTCCTTCTCAGTCTTAATATACTTGTGGTCATTACTACCAAGACTGATTACAACAACCTTACCATTAAAGGTTTGTGGATACTTTTTGTTGAATTGTGTAGTATTGATTCCATTCGTAGCATAGGCAACACACTCTGGTCGAGCCTGTGCAGTGCCAACAGCAATACTATCACCAAGGATTAAACACTCAATCATTCTTCATTCCTATGTCCACAATGTGGGCAGTACCAACCTTTTGGTTTCCATTCATCTGTAGTTCCAAAACTCCACCAGAGGGAACACTTTGAACACACAAAGTGCCAAAGTATTTCTCTGAATGGAGGTTTGGATTTGGATTCCATCAGCCTACGTTGAGTGTCTCACCACCAACCTGACGGTTGCATGCACAAAGTTCTTCTGTCTGCAATGCATCAAGAACGCGGAGTGTCTCATCAGCATTACGACCAACATTTAGATTGTTGACTGTGACGTGTTGAATAACATTATCTTGGTCAACAATAAAGGTTGCACGAAGTGCAGCGCCAGCTGGCTTAAAGAACGCACCAAGCTGATCAACAAGACTCAACGATGTCTCACTCCACTCAGCATTCTCGCGCTGGGTGTCAGCAAACATCCAAGAAGTTGTCTTCTTTAGATCTTCATGTGCATTCTTCCAAGCCAACTTACAGAACTCGTTGTCGGTTGAACCAATTAACAACACTGCATCACGGTCAGCAAAGTCCTTATTCAACTTGTCATATGCAACAATTTCAGTTGGACACACAAATGTGAAATCCTTAGGATAGTAAACAATTACTTTCCACTTACCCTTCCAGGTTTCTTCTGTAATATCAACAAATGCACCTTCTGGTGCTAGGGCACCTGGCTTAACACCAGTTACAAGAAACTTTTCTAGCTTATCACCAACTGTCTTCATTTTATTTCTCCTTGAAATTTGTCCTACAGTATGTAGGATACCATCCTATAAAATACACGTTCTATCCAATTGATTGTTTCTCTCAACTTGATAGGGAACTTCTATTAACCAATTCCCATGTCCTTTCTAATTTTTGTTGCGGAGATAGCTTGGATATCTTCAGGCAACTCTATCTTACTAATTGTATATCCTACATCCCGGCCATAAGAAATGTCAACAATATTTGGTGCCCAAATGATTTGAAATTTACCAATATAGTCAGATAACTTCTTTAGAATATATGTTTCCGTCTCTTTATGACCAAATGGATTCTTTTCATCCTCGGGCATCTTTCTAACAAAGATAGCAACTTGACCTGTCTTCTTTAGAGCCTCTTCAAACAATGCCTTATGTCCATCATGGAATGGTTGATAGCGACCCATCATCTGAACTGTTGGCTTTGTCCAATCAAAGTGCTGACTCACAATCATATAAGCGATGTGAAGAAGTTCATCTTCATAATCCCAGCTATGAATCCAGAACATGAACTCTTTTGGTCTTTGGAAGATCTTATTAGTATCTTCAAATCTACCTTCTTTGATTGTGTCCATCCAGATGATAATATCACTATCACCTGCAAACAATGACTGGGTTTCATATGTTGGGCATACAAAATCACAGACAGCATACCGGCCGCGGGCGTTAGCTTCTTCAGCAAATTTCTTCATTCGCTGGGCTTGACGCATTCTACCTTCAGGCGAGAAATCCCAATCATTATACATCTCTCTAACCTTGTCAGCATTGAAGCCTTCAACTTTACCTTCAAGGCCTCCAAGAAGGTCAATAAGTTTCATTGCAAATGTTGTTTTACCAGAGCCTGGTAAACCCATCACTACTATTGTACATGGCATATTAAATCTCCACTAAGTATTTGTGTCTATCTACATAATACAATGCCTGGTGCCATGCCCCTAGTATTGGAGCTGGCAAGTCATCTGTAATAACTACTTTGTTTGTATTGTGAGGAGTTGGCACAAGGTGAACCTTCTCCTTCTGATACTGCTGGATATGGTGCTGTGTGATACCAAACTTTTCAAGTTGAAGAGGTTTAATATTATCCTCATA